CTGATGCGCCATATAACGGCGCGAATGTATGCGCCTTCGCATCCTGTCGGCTCGTAGGCTGACCAGCATCGGTAATAACTTTAGCGGTGTATGCGTGTACATCAAACCCAGTAGATACTTCTTCAATAGCAACTCCATCTTGTGATAAGAATGCGGCGGCACGAAACTCAAGCTGTGCCATATCCGCCTCAAGAACTTTACCGCCTTCCCAGCGAGAAACAAACACCTTCTTGACAGGGAAGGTTCCACCACGTGGCATGTTCTGCATGTTAGGGTCTGCACCAGACAGACGACCCGTAGAGGTTCGATGCTGCAGCAGACGAACATGTAGCTTTCCATCCGTCTTCACATGTGTACGGATACCGTCAACAAATGATGACAGGTATGTATCCACAGCGGACAGGCGTCGAACTTTTGACAGGAAGTCTACAGCTTCTGTCATTCCTTTGGCACGTGCCGCACCCTCAAGCGTCTCTAGGTTCAGCTTGCTTGTACTGAAACCATTGGCACTTGCCCACTTGGCCGACGGTGGTCTGAACTTGAAGCCAGCCGCAGTCTCTGTTGGTATGAACAGAAAGCCCTCACTGCCGCATGTGCCACACTTGTTAGGCTTGGCAAATGGCTCCCCATTCTTTTTGATCTTGCGGACGTAGCCTGTGCCATTGCAGTCTTTACATTGGGATGCTTTCGTGCGGTACAGCTTTTCTGTACGACTGTTGATAGCATATCGGAAATCATCATCAGACATGTATGGGTCAATGACGCTGGCCCACTCCTGCTTGTCCAAGACCTTGCGGCCATAGATGACCCACGAAAGTTGCTCTGGGCTGTTCAAGTTGATGGGGGTGTCACCCATAACACGGCGGACATGCCCTTCAAGAGCAACGATCAGGTCTTTTTTCTCCTGCTCGAACTCCGTCTGCACCTCATCCAGCTTGGACACATCAACGGCGAAGCCTCTCTGGTAGATACGAGCAAGGCGTACTGCTACCTGATTACTCAAGTCAACAGTGCTACGCAGTCCTGCATCTTGTGCAGTATTCAGCCGATACACCAGTCGGTCAGACAGTTGCTGTGTAGCATGAAGGTCAGCAGACAGGTACTCCGACAACTCTGCATGTGGGATGTCACGAGTGCTGTAGCCCTTGTTGAAGTATTCTTTCAGGGTGTCCTGCTTTTTCGTGTCCAACTGATAGCGTTCAGCACAAGCCTCAAGTGACAGCGGCTCTTTCTGACCACGTTGCATGACATACTCTGCCAGCATCGTGTCAAAGACAGGTCCGTCATACTTGAAGCCGGACTCCCAGAGCCACAGCAAGTCGTAGGCAGCGTTGTGGCAGACAAGGATAGTAGTCTGGTCAAGCCATTCTTGTACGCCCTCGTGGCCCATTGGAGTAGCGTGTTCCTCTGAATGGTCAAAGGTGACTATCCATTCCTCGCCTCTGTCACTGAGCATACCCACCATAGTCAGTGAGTTCTCTGGCTCAAATGGGTCAAGGTGCATCTTGCCGTCACGCTTGGTGACTGTGTTCTCTACATCAAGTGTTAGTTTCATTTTTTTCATCCTTTAGCACGTATTTGTTTACAAAATGAGACAAGTCGTTTTTATGCTTGTACCATTTATTTTTACCGCGAACTCTCCAATTATTGTTGGACAAGCTGACAACATATTCTTTGTTCAACAACACGCATCCATTACTATAAGGCTCAACAGTAACCGGTTGCTGTATTAAGCCTATCAGCTTATCCAGTCGTTCTACCTCCCTCTGATGCCTGTTACTGTACCTGTCCTTGTGATAATTGTCTCTGGCGGTCTGGGCTGCACGTTCTTTTGCCAGTTCCATTTCCTCCGTCAAAAACGGCAAGTCAGTTAGTACATATGTCATACCGTGTACCTCGCTGTCTGATATTCCAACTCGCAGTGTACCACACCGTGCCAGCCTGACAACTTGTTTTTTACAACATTCAGGTGACGCTGCGTGTCCTCTTCTTCTTGGCCGTCCACAACAGGATTCTTGGCAATCAGCACCATGAGGTCAGCTTCCGCTGCCTTACCGGTACGACTACCCTCCATCATGCTCTGGTTCAGCAAGACCTTTCCTTCCGCATCAGCGGAAAGCTGGGACATGTAGAACACGGCACATTCATGCTGCTTGGCAATCATACGTGCATGAACTGCGTTGGCCTTCAATGCCTCGTCGGTACGAGCAAAGCCGCCGGTCTTAGCGAACTTGTCACCCATATCGAGCAGGACGATATCTGGCTTGTATGATTTGCAGATGCTCTCCACCCACGCCATGTCACGGCCTGTAGCATCCTTGATCTTGATGCGTTCCTTCACTGGTGCGTACAGGTCACGTGCCTTGGCTGGGTTCTCCTTGATCTGCTTCATAGTCATGCCAGTGGCGGCAGTCAGGTACCGTGCGCCAACACGGTGGTAGCCTTCCTCGTTACACAAGATAATGCAGTTGGCACCTTGGTGGGCGAAGCCACCGGGGCTGGCAATCAAGCTGGCGTGGAAAGATGTCTTGCCAGTGTTGGGCCTTGCGCCAATCTCAATGAGGTGTCCAGCATTCACGCCCTCAACCTTACGTGTGAGGCTAGGGATGTTGAACGTCCACCGTGCCTCAAGGTCATTGCGGTCAAGCAGGGTTTCAATGTCGATGTCATCCCACTCAACGCTGAGATTTGGGGTGAAGTCATCACCGTACTGCTCAAGTAGGTTACGCAGTGGCTCAAGGCTAGACTGATCTCCAGTCACGTAGTCTACACCAAGATTGGCGATGTCCTCGCCCACAACCTGCTGGAACAGCTTCGACAGCACTTCCTGTGCCACGTCGCCACCCATCGGTATTTCCTTCTTGATCTTGTAGAACAGAGCAGAGAAGGCTTCCTTCCGGGCGGTGGTCATTGTTGGATTGTCTGACATGAACAGTGCCTCCACCTCATCGGGTGTCAGGGTGCGTTCATACCGATCCATTGCCGTGTCAATCGTACTCTTGATCTCACGTACATCTTTGCTGAACAGGCGGTTCGGACACTTGGCCCCACGATGGTCATCGTAGAACTCCTTGTTCATCAGGCTTCTAATCAGTGATAATTCCATATAGCTTCTCCATATCTTCGGGGTTACGATACTTCAAGTCATTGGTCAGTTTGAGTATCTTTACGTTGTCAACATAGCCACGTAGTTCCTTGGCCATGATAAAACTTTTCTTTAGCGCATCGGGGTCCAACGCTATGACTGCTGTCGAGAACTGCGTGAGAAATCCTTTATGCGATTCCTGTAGAGACGTTCCAAGAAGCGCAACCCCGACAAAGGATGTTGAACCGAAACCAACAACGGCAGCACTCACGCAGTCCTCAACAACGATTGCTACAGTACCAGAACCACACGTGTATGGCAAGCCACTTTTTCCATACTTGCGCCATTTTGGCAAACGCTTGGTCAGAGACCGGCCTGTAGCATCTACGATGGCACCCTCATGTCGTATGGGGAATACCACCCTGTCATCCTTCACATCGTACAGCAAGCCCAACTCATCTGGGTCAATGTCCCACCGACTACACCAACGGCGTAGATACGGGTTGTCTGTACGGGGGATGATGTATTCGGGCAGTTCAAATGAATCTTCTGCGAATTTCTCCGCACCAATAAAACCAGCACGGATGTCATCTACAGAGAGATGCACTCTCTCACCACCCTTGACTCCACACGTAACACGAAAGCAGTTCCACAGGAGGGAACCCATGTTATTGGTCACAGTGAAGGTACGTTCCCCACAATTAGGACATGCCATTCTCTTTGTAGACCCATTGGGAATATCAAGATCACTGACATATTTATACACATTAGTGTTATTATATTTATACATGTTATACACTTTCCTTTGCGGCACTTGTAATGCTTGTAACATGTATTTTTCTCTCCGTCAATGCGTGATTTGCACTTTTGAGAGTATTTTTCATGTATGGCTTCACCGAAGCAGGGTTAGCATGTCCTGTAACCGACATAATTTGTGCCATACCGACACCGGCCTCGACCATTTCAGTTGTACCAGTACGACGCAGGTCACTGAGACGCAATTCACTGGGCAGACCAGCATCATCCATCACTTTACGTGCATGAAGCGGCAGTTTCTGTAGTGAATACGGCCTGTACTCACCCTTGATGGGATACGGACGAGGTGCCACGTACTTTTGAAAGCCGAAATCATCATGCTGTTGCGTCAACATGTCACATAGATCACTTGAAATGGGCAGATGTACATCCGCTTTACGCTTTGATTGCTCCAACGTCAATGTTTTGACATCGAAGTCAACGGCATCCCACGTGAGCAGACGCATGTCACCAAGACGCTGACACCATTCGTATGCCATGTGTGCGATCAGACCAATGTTACGGGTGCTAAAATCACCGTAGGCGGTGTCCAAGAACCTTTGTACATCCTCCCTACCCCAAACAGTCTTACGCCTCTCAGCGGTCCTCCTACGCACGTTAGCGAAAGGATTGAGTGTACACAGTTCCATACGCAACCCGTGGTTGAATACGATACTGGCAGATGACATGATGTGATTAGCCATGTGAATACCTTTCTCGCACCATTCGTTGTACGCAACCTTTGCGACACGTGTCTTCATTGTCGTGTAGTCGAGAGTGGACAGAGCCTGTCCGTCCACCTCAGTGTTGAGCATTACGTTGATGAAGTATTCATACTGCTTCTTAGTTTCATCACGTAAGTTCCTGTAATCATAGGACTTGTAGTAGTCAACTACGAGTTCAGTAAGCTGTGACATTATGCCGCCACCAACTGCTTGAACTGCGGCGTATCGACCCACTGCGCCACCTCAAGTTCCCGCATGAACATCGACTTGTCTTGTGTGTCGTTGCCAGTGTTGCGTTGCTTGAAACCATTACGTTCATCCGCATAAGTTGCATAATTAGTGAACGCAGAATACAGCGACCACAGGTTGCGGCCACGTGTGCTGACTTCTTGGTTGTACAAGCTAAACATCTTCTCTGCCTTGCGGTCAGACTGCATGATCTTCTCAAGCATAGCCTTGACATCGACAGTGACGAGGCTGGTGTTAGCCCACCGCTGCATCTGCTCAGTCTGTGCAGTGAAGTCTTGCTGTGACTTCTCCAGTTCAGTGATGAACGTGTCGAGACTGAAGTTGCTGGTGTTCTTACGCATCACCTTGTCATGCCGCCCACGAATCTGGCCATTGAGGCAGAAGAAGTCGATGGCACCGAAGATGGTGACGTTGGAGCAAGTGCCATTCACGCCGTGCAGGGCAATGATACGCTGGGCTACCGTAGTCTCGTGCTTGTCAGTGACGATCTTAGCGTTCACGTTGGGCAGACGCATGTCCATCATGGCCCAGCCATTCTGGTGTGCATCCCGCCAGCTAATCTCAGCACCCTGCATGTGATACTCCGACAGCTTGTCGGTGGTAGTGTTGATTACGTCACGGAAGAAGTCGCCGTGTGACGCACAGGTGAAGCCTTTGCCGACGATACCAATGTACTCGTCAGTGTTGGCGTTGATGACATACTTCTTGTCCTCCATCTTGGTAGGTTCAAAGCGCACGTCGAAGTCAATGTTTTCAGGGATAAAATCAAGTGGCATGGTAGTTCTCCTTTGTGTTCGTTAACTGATGGTGTGTTATATCACTAGCAAATCATAAAGTCAAGTATGCTAGGACAACAAAAATGACTAGTCCAATCATAATGTCCATGTATCCTCCTCATTCCCAGCGGTAGAAAATATGGTCGCCTATTTGTACAACAGGTGTCTTGCTCTCTGCCCATTCGGGCAGGACATAGGTTGCATGGTAGTGTGTTGCACCCTCAACGAAGTCATCAAGGTTGCCTGTGTGTACACCCTGTGCAATCAACATAGCTTGCTGCCATGCCGTCTGGTCAGGTGTCTTGTCTGACTTGCCGTCGCAGTACCAGCTAAACTGACAGCGATGGCGTACAGGGAAGTCCTGCTTCCATGAGTACGTCGGACCTTGTGTGACCACCTCACATACATCATCAGGATACCTATCATCATACACTCTGTTCATCACCACTTGGGCAACCGCAACCTGCCCAATAAAGGGCTGGTCACGGGCCTCATGGTACACGTTGAGTGCCAAGCATACGAGTGCTTCTGCAAACATCAGTCGGCGTCCTCCTCAATCCACTGATAGTCTGCCCACGCATTCCTGTGACCATGCTCACAATCAGGCTGGTCAAGGCCGATAAGACGGCCAAGGAACAGGTCAACGCAATCAAGGTTCTGGATGACATCGTAGCTGATGTCTGCCTTCTCGTCTGTGGTGCGGTTGAAATCCTTAATGGCATTGATAGCCTTACGCATACGGTCCACCTCGTAGCCATTCAGTTCAAATGTAATTGTCTTTTTTGTCATGTCATATCTCCTTTCAATCGCAAGATTCTAGGCGGGTGATTACGGCCACCCATAGCTTCCTATCTTTATCATAGTAGGCTGGTTTGTCAAGCCGTGTGTCATACCCAATCGGATGAAACATCGTCCAGTAATGCTCCACCTTACGTGCGAGGGTATCCATCTCATCTGCTGTCAGTTCTACTTTAAGTGTTCGCATTGAATATCCTTTCCAGTACGTCTTTGTGTGCTTGCATCCATTGTGGCATCTTACGTCCCTTATTGTATCTGGCGAACCGCATCTTGTCTACTATGTAGAATGCACGGTACGCCTCAACGGGCCATATCTCATTTGTTTTCAGGTCATCATTTCCACTGAAGCATTGTGGGTGTGGTGTCAACCTGCCAGTGCCATAGGGTATAAACTTCATGCCATACTCAAGGGCAGACAGATGCTTGCCAGCACCATGATATTTGCCATAGCGTTGTGTATATTCGTCAAGCATACGCTTGTATAACACAAGTGCATAGTGGTAGTTGGCCCGTGTCTCCATTGCCCACAGGGTACATGGATGCTTCTGATGCACAGCTTTGTACAGGCCGCACTCCTCTGCATACTCAGGGGCATGGTGCCACAGGCTAGTGCATAGCATCTGTGCTTCTTCCAGTGGCATCTTGACAATGTGCTGGTCACATAGCGACCTAGCGATGTTGTCGGGGTCATGCTCAATCAGAAACCTGTTCATCAGCAGTATATCCTTTCCATGATTCCGTTGAAGGCATGGTACAACATCCACGCAAAGCAAGCCATACAGGCAAGGCGCACCACGTTGTCCATGAATGGGTCTTTGGCTGGGTCTGTCTCCATCCAGCATGTGAGAATTGTCTTAATCATGCTCACCTCCATTACCTCTGCCAAGACCACCGAAATATTGCGGCCTACGCTTGGCTGTTTCAAACACACCTGCCGTGATGAAGATGCCAGCAATCAGCAGGGCATGAGCAAGCGCACTGATACCAAACACCACGATGCTGCCCATCGACATGCTGAAGATGATACACCACATCCATGCCAGCACCTGCATCACCATGTGCCGTGTGTTGTTGTCAGGTATGTGGGACAGCGGATTGTATCGACTGTCCATGATTAGTTTCCATGTGCTACGCATTGTCATACTCCTCAAGTAAAGTGGGGTGGCCGCAGTGACCACCCCTGTGTTGTGTTAGCCAACCAGTTGGTACTTCGATGCAACACTCATGTGCTTGCCGCGCAGGGTCTCAATCGTAAAGCCCTTTTTACGCAGATCAGACAGAGTGACATTGAACTGATTGACAGTGGCAATACCCGCATCCTTCATCAGCGTTTCCTTGGTGACAGGATACGGGCGACTGAGCATTGCTTCATACAGCTTCTTGATCTTGCTGTTATCAGTAGCAAAGCCATTGACCAAAGGCAGACCACCCACCTTCTTGGCATAGTCAGAGGTATCAAACGTCTCACTGCCGATATCAAACACGACATTGGTGCGCTTGAGAACGACATTCTTGACGGTACGGTTACGCCGCACTTCTTTGCCAATCTGCGTGTGCATCTCACGAAGCAGGATACCCGCAACGTCTTGTGTCATGTATTGCAGATAGCCGCCGACATCCGCCTTGCCGTCACGTGCAATCTCACGGCACTTGTTGAAGAAGGCAGTGCGGTTGAGACCACGCCCATGCAGTTCCTTGAACAAGGGTTCAACCTTGGCGAGTTTGCGTTCAATCTCAGCAGAAGCAAGCAGTTGCCCCCACAGACCTGACTGACGCTTGTGGAACTTACCGGTTGGGATTGCAGTCTCAATGTTGAATGTTGTCATGATGTAGTCTCCTTTGGTTTGGTTTTGTTTTACTTGGTAAAATGTTTTACGCTGCACGTGCCAGATGTTTGTTCTGGCGTTGTGCTTTGCGCTTCAGGGTTTTGGCCTTGTTTACATGACGGTAACGGTCACGCTTCCCATCGGCCTTTGGGGTCTTGACGTTCTTCATTGCTTCGATCTTGATTTGCATTGTCTTTGTCCTTCTTTCGATTGTATTTGGTTTTGTCCGGCACTACCTGTGACCGGCGTCGGTTTGTCTGTAGCAGGGATTTGGCTACAGGATTAACAGTACCACTACGCTTGACCATTGTCAAGTTCCACAGCGATGGCTACCCAGCCGCCAACGAAACAGGCACCACATCCAAACAGGATGACGCCCATCATAGGTGTACCGTATGTGAACAGGTCAATGAAAGCAAAGGTGCTGACAATGGCACTGCACACAATCATAAACATACAAGCAAAGATATTCATTGTGCTAACTCCTTGCCCATGCAATGGGCAGCTTGGTGGTAATATCGGGGTGCCTCTTTCCCATCAAAAAAGGCTTTCACATCAATGCGATTGACTGTTTCCCATATAAACTCCCTGTAATCTTCACTGAGGTCTGCCAGCTTGGCTTCCCACTCTGCCTGTGTTTCCACGTCTGTGGGTATCTCTTTGACACCGATACTGTTGACAGCAAAGGTTGCCATCACGAATGCCATAGCGTCCGCTGGTCTGTCAACGCCCGATACAAGGTAGGTATCACCACCCTTGAATTTCCAGTAGGCATTGCCACTGGCAAACTTGCCGTCCTCGTTATGTGCGCCATAGTTTTCTAAAGTCTGCATGTGTACTGCGTATGTCATTTTCTTGGCCTCCAGCCTTTAGGAATGTTTCTTTCGTTCCAACACTTTGCACAGGACAGCAGGTAGTCATATTCAATTACGTCTGCCGGTGCCTCTTTACAATGCCCACACTTGGGGCGGTTGTCAAGTCGTTCACGCATTAGTCTCTCCTGTTTTAGCGCGTTAATACACTCTGCATTTTTGCAGACATCTGCAATTATCCCATCACCGCAGTGACATGAAACTTGGATACCATGTCACCTGTGGCAAGCATTTTGTTGGCACGATTGCCAGCCACATAGTCACACCAGCTATTCCACCAGTATTCGGCACCGCCGGTGTCGCGTGTGAATTGCACATAGTCTGCAATCTTTTTGCGCTTGGTCTCTGGCTTCACACCTTTGGGGAATTTGAGTGCTGACCGTGACAAGCCTAGCCTGTCGCAGTTGTGGCTATCAATACAGGCAACGTCCAGCCCACACATCTGCGCCACAAATGCCGCCTTGACTACGCCCAGATTAGGCACATTGGTCAGCACGTCAATGGCAGCGACGGCATCACCAGTCTTGACAGCTTCCTTGATGGCCGCATAGATCACGCGCTTGTGTTCCTGCATATACAAATAGCCATCACGTTTGTTGCCCCACAAATATTTGCTGTCGGCACCCACCTTGTCGATGTCCGCCATCTGCGTCGGTGTGGTGGAAAGCCCCGCTTGAATGGTGGTCAGTACGAATGTGGTCATACGAGCAAAGTTGTCAGGGTTCTTGAGGGCGAACTTGGCGATCTTCTTACAGTCACGGTTATACATTGTCTTTCCTTTCATTGCGCAATGCCATTGAAGCGGCCAGTGCCAAAATGTCGATATCAGCAGACAGCTTGTCGATAGTGAAATCGTAGTGCCGCCACACCTTGAACTTCCAATCGTGCCAGTTGAGAGGCGTTTCGATGTCCCACAATTCACACACTGCAACGTGCTTTTTCCAAAGGGACATTCTCAATTCTGGGTTGGCTTGCATCGTTTTGCCTTTCATTTTGTTTTACCGGTAAAATGTTTTGAGCCGGTAAGGGGTTGAAATTCTGCTCATTATTAAGACTACCACACTGGCACCCTGTGGTCAAGGCGTCCAGCCATCTAATAAATCCATCACGGCATCACGCTTTTTCTGCTGTTCCTGTTCCTGATGCTTTTGGATATCCGCTTGCATCTGCCACGCACCCACTTTGCCAATCGAATAAAAACGATTGAATGACGCACGGTCAGCGTCAGGTGACGGCTGAAAAGCACTACGCAATTTCTTGGGTGCCTGTACGGTGGCACGGTCATTTTCCCAAACAAGTTTCATATCCTGTCACCTCCAAAATGTTTTACTGGTAAAATGTTTTACATCAGCAACGGTGAAATTCTCACCGTTCTTAATAGTACCACCACCATGACCCTATGTCAAACGCATCACCGCCACACCACCACCGCCCCACCACTACTATCTGACGTGCGGCTGGCGGCAGATACGATGATGCGTTTTAATGTATTAACACGCTAAAACAGACTAGGCAAAAGAAAAGCCAGCGCGTGGCTGGCTGATCTTCTGATTTGTGGGTCGCGTGTTATGCGGTGGCGGCTTGCTTTTCGTCCATGCCAGCGTCAATGCAAAGGTCGGCAATCGCCATCGCCAGCTTGTTTGCCTCATTCTTGCCAAGCGTTTTGACAATCTGCGCGGCCATTTCTTTGACATTGCCGGGCTTGGCTTCGATTGCTGGCGCGGCTTTTTCGTCGGCGGCTGGCTTGGCATTCGTCACCTTGTCGCGCTTTGGCTTGCCGGCATTCTTGGCGATGCTGGCGTTTTTGTAAGCGGTGCCAAGTGTCGCGCCTTGCACGTCCTGCAATTGCTTCAACGTGTAACCTGCAAAGAATTTAGCTTGCGAAATTGTGGCAAGGCCACCGCGCACAAGATATTCGCCTTTGGCATTACGGAACCCGTGTTGCACGTCATACGCCAGCTTGGCGGCGGTCGCGCCTTTCTCACCTTTGAACAAATCAAAAGCTGTCACGCGGTCAGAAACCGCTTTGAAGAATGGCGCATAAACAGCCTTTGCGTTTTCAGAGAAAAGCGTTTCGGTGGCTGTTTCGGTTGCGTTAAAATTGTTTACAATTGCCTTGGTCATTTTTTCGTTTCCTTGTTCGGGCGAATGGCCGCCCGTGTGCCTTTGCGATTTTCGCTATATAGATAGTGCGCCTTTTTTCATCGGATTGCAAACCCCATCAGCGGTAAAATGTTTTACCGGTAAAAGGTTTTTGCCTGTCAGTAAGGCATGTGCTTTTTATGCAACAGCAAAATGTCACACTGTTGCAAATATGTCACACCGGATAGTAGTTCACGTTTTGTTCTCATTGTGTAGGTGAACAAGAACAAAAGCGGAACGTTAGGGGTGGGGTATGGTGCTGCAAAATATGCACCGCCGGTAGTGTTTCGCGCGTGTTTCTTGCATCGTGCAATCATGCGCGGCAGGGCTGGCGGTAACTGATAGGAAAACAGTTAGCGGCATATGCCTATAATCCAATAAAATCAGCAGGTTGGCAGGTCATAGGCTGGCAGAATTGTTTCAGATCCGGCAGATAGTAGTCGATTTTTGTGCTAACGTGCTAACACGTTGATACACAAGGGGTCGGGCATGGGCCACACCCCCGTACGTAGTATACGTATATGTAGAAATACACAGATCAGTAAAATTGAGTGTTAACCACAAGGGTAACTGACATCCATATATGCACAAGTATTGCTCAATCTGCTTATTTTTTGTGCAACAACATGGCAGAATTATGATCTGGTACCATCAATCTGAAAAACTATGGTGCCAGATACAGAAAGTGTATTGACACGGTTGACACAATCTGGTATAATTAAGTATAACTAAAGAACACTAACAGTGATACACTATAGTGTCTTTTACTAAGATTATAAATACACCTAAATGTACACTTAAGTGATATTAAATTTAGATGTTAAATACACCTAAGTGATCACCTAAGTGCCATACCCTAGTAAAACCTGTATAGCCCCGATATCTGTGTTTTTTGACAGAAAGTGCTTGACAATGGCAAAGAAATCCGTAAAACTATACACAGACAATGTACTAGATGCATTCTACAATGCCATCCGTACTAATTCACTAGACCGTCTCCATATCCCTCACAGTGATGTCTTCTACGTGCGTACTGCCGTTGAAGCACACTACGGGCGTTCATTTACATTGAAACACGTAGAAGAAGCAATGAGGGCTGAAGGATGGTCGGAGGACAAATGAAATGTTTACAGCATTGGTATTGGCATGTGCAATTGGGGTCACAGACCCTGACTCATGTATAGAGGCCACAGATAACAGGGGTCCGTATGAGACCCGTGAAGAATGCTTTGCTCGTGCGCAGGAAATGATTGCGGGGATAGCATACACTATTCCTGTACCTCTTAACTTCCATTTCAAGTGCGAAGAGCCAAAGACAAAAGGTATTTCTCTATGAGCCTCCCAGAGAGAGTTAAGAACAAGATGAAAGAGGAAGGTCTCAAGGGCGTGAACAAGCCTAAGAGGACACCTAAGCATCCAACGAAGTCTCACTGTGTAATGGCATCAGAGGGTGGTAAATATAAATTCATACGCTTTGGACAGCAAGGTGTATCAGGTGCTGGCAAGAGTCCTAAGACAGCGAAGGACAAAGCACGTAAGAAGTCGTACTATGCACGGCACGATGCACAAGGTAAGCCGACCACAAAGCTGTCCGCGAAATATTGGTCGCATAAAGTCAAATGGTAAAGGAATAAACACATGGCTGGCCCAGCAGTATTTTTTGTACCCCTAGCTATTGCAGGTGGTAGAGTATTTTTTAAGTTTGCCACTAAAAAGGCAGCACAGGCATTCAAGGGACGGTTTGCTAAAGCAGGTAGTGTTACGACACGTACCCCGCCTAAGAATGCAACTGTGACAACTACAGGTTCTAGCAAGGGCAAGTCTATCGTCCAAGATATGACAAAGCCTGTGACACAGCCATCTATTCGTGCAAGGAACCCCAACACGACTACATTGCCGAAGGCTCCGAAGGGCAGCGGCGGTGGTAAAGCGGCAGGTGCCGCAGCAACAGGTGCTGGTGCAACGGCAGCGTCCACTGCTACCAGCAAAGATGCAGACAAGTCTAAGTCTAGTCGTTCTACGTCACAGGGCGGTCGTTCACGTGATCAGGTGATTGAACAACGGCAAGAGGCACTAGCTAGAAAAGGTGGCGCAAGTCTGACTAGGATTAAAAAGAAAAAGACTACCTCTGGGCAGATGACGGACGCACAACGTAAGTCTCAGGGTGCCGGTGTTTCTGCTAAAAAGAAAATGGCTACTCCTACGCCCCCTCCGAAGCGGCCTAAGAAAAGCACGAAGGTGACAAAGCCTACACCAAAGCCAAAGATGTATACGGCTATCAATCCTCGTACTGGTAAGCCCGACTTTGATGCGCCGAAGGTTACTGCAGCGCAGCGTCTGAAGCAGGAGGATAAGTATAAAGCTAAGAAGAAAGCAGACGATTTAATTACTTCTGTAGCTAAAGCATCTCTTAAGAAAAAAGGAAAGAAATAATGGAAGGCTACACTACACCTCAACTGAAAGCCATGCTGAACAAAAGCAGCGGCGCATCTGCAGATGAAGTACGTGCTGCTATCAGAGAACTAAAGCGTCGGGGTGAGCCTACTCCTCCTCCTGCAGAAGTGACAGGTGGACGCAGAAAAACTGGGCCACTGCCAAAGCCAAAGGCACAGATGATGCGTGGCGGTATGGCTAATGGCAAAGTACACATGTACTCTGCTGGTGGTAGTGTGACTGAGAACCCCGGCCTGAAAGCACTGAAGGCAAGCGGCCCGAAGGGCATGGAAGCCTACAATAAGATTACTGGTAAAAATGCCTAACAGTCCCGGCTACAAGCGTAACTATAAAAAAGAGTACGCTAACTACCACGGTAAGCCAACGCAGGTTAAGAGGCGTAATGCTCGTAATGCTGCGCGTAATAAACTGAAGAAGGCTGGCGTAGCTGTTGCAGGTAAGGATGTCGCACATCGTAATGGTAATCCCCGTGACAATCGCCGTGCTAATCTTACGGTGAAGCCAGCATCTAAAAATAGGTCTTATGCTCGTACACGAACAGCAGGTAAACGAAACCCCCGTGCATAAGATTGAACAGGACATTCGCAAGTGGTCCAATGATTTTTTAGAAGTACCTAACGCTAAACTAAATGGTCTACCCCCTTGCCCCTATGCCAGAAAGGCATGGGCTGATAACAAGGTAGTGTTCAGCATAAACACAGGGCTGGATGGACTTATGGAGCAAGTCCGTACATTCAGCGACCACGACTACGAAATTGTAGTGTGGGCAGAAGAGAATTTGCCAGACATGGAATACCTAGACGGGTACTGTGATGGCATCAATGAGTTAGCATCCGTAGCTGGTATTGATTTGCACCTGATGGTGTTTCACCCCAACTACGATGCAACAGAGGCTGGACTTGACTTCCTTGTCGATGACGGGGTTACAGACGACAGCTTGTCTTACTGCATGGTTTTTGTACAGTTATTATCCAAACTGGACGATGCAGCTTTATATTTGGAAAAGTCTAATTACTACGAACATTTTCCAGATGATGTTTATGAAGCCTTAGTTCTTGACAGAAGGAGATTGCGCAATGGCAATGGGTAAAGCTAAAATGGCTAAGAAGAAAATGCGTGGCGGTGGAATGACCAAGATGCGTGGTGGCGGTATGCCCAAAAAGAAAATGATGGGCGGCGGCATGGCAAAGATGGCCAAGAAGAAGAAGATGATGCGCGGCGGTATGGCAAAAAAGAAGAAGTAATGCCATATGTTGCAGATTCGGAAATACATGGACTTGGTGTTTTCGCAGATAGGGACTATGCTCAAGGAGATACAATTGAGTTGTGTCCTTATCTGGTCACGGGTTATGCTGACGTTGGAGATGAGTGTGTCCTCCATGACTATATGTTTCACACTCCTTACGTCTATGAGGAACAGTATTACATCCCACTTGGCTTTGCTATGGTGTATAATCACAGCGCAAGTCCAAACGCTGAGTGGGAGGTTGAAGATGAAGACGAACGCTTTGTTAGATTTTTTGCACTTAAAGAAATAAAACAGGGCGAAGAAATACTGCATGATTACGGAAAGCAGTATTGGGAAAGTAGAGATGCCAGTATTACAATCGGGTTCTAAGTTCCGTACAGAGGTAGTTGCGTTAGGTAGTACTAACAAGACTAATGTGTACACCGTACCTGCAAACTTCTCTTCACACTTGGAGAATTTGTTTGTAAGTAATAATCACACAGGTAACGTGACTTTGAGCCTACACCTTTTTCATGCAGATGATAATGCAGAATATGACTTGTTGACTGCTCACAATATTGCGGGTGGGTCATACGAGTCTATATTTACTGTAGACAGACCCCTGTATCTTCATGCAGGTGACATTATCAAATGCACAGCAGGTACAGCTAGTAAGTTAGTTATCACTACTGCATGTGAAGAATTTTTTGACCCAGCAAGATAGGAGACAGGAGATGCCCCGTGTCACTAAAAAGCCAGCCTCTAAAAAAACCAAAGCCACACAAACTGCAGCGAAAAAGAAACCGGCTGGAACGGTTAAACTTGCGGCGGGTGGTGCGCCAAAGAGCAAAAGCAGAGTTAATGAAGCTGGCAACTATACTAAGCCCGGAATGAGGAAGCAGCAGTTCAATCGCATCAAAGCTGGCGGCAAAGGCGGCGCACCCGGACAGTGGTCGGCGCGTAAAGCCCAGATGCTGGCATCAGCCTACAAGAAAGCAGGGGGCGGCTACAAGTAACAATGAAACATGTCTTTCTCCTGTTTGTCTTTCTTGGCATAGGAGAGGACAAGCGTCAAGTTAGTAAGGATATGTACTTTCGTGACTTGAATGATTGTGTTTGGTATGCACAGAAACTTCATAAGCAGGGTGAGAGTGTGACAGCATACTGCTTACCCGCTACTGTAAACAAAGATATGGAGACTTACTGATGCTTGCCGAATTAGCGGCTGCAAACGCAGCTTTTCAAGTTATCAAACAGGTTGTGTCCAACGGCAGAGATATTGCTGCTGCTGGTAGTGCAATCGCTAAGTTTGTTGGCGCAAAGCAAGACCTAGAACGTAAGTCACTCAAAAAGGGTGGTGGTTCTGACCTAGAAGAGTTTATGGCTCTTGAGCAGATACGTGAGCAAGAAGAGCAGCTAAAGCAGATTATGATTTACACAGGTCGTCCGGGTCTGTGGCATGATTGGCAGAGGTTTCAGGCAAAAGCACGTGTAGCTAAAAAAGAAGCAGAAGACGAAGCTAGGCGTAAACGCAAACAGTATTTTGAAATAGCTATTATTACTTTTCTGTTTACCGTGGGGTTGGGCATTCTTGGCTGCGTAGTGTTGCTGGCTTTACATTCACAAGGAAAAATATAATGACGTTAGCTAAGTCACAACAGAGTCTCAAGTCGTGGACAAAACAGAAGTGGCGCACCAAGTCTGGTAAGCCATCTGCGAAGACAGGTGAAAGGTATTTGCCTGAGAAAGCAATTAAATCCTTGACATCAGCCGAATATAGTGCTACAACTAAGGCTAAGAGAGAAGGCACACGCAAGGGGAAACAGTTTGTACGCCAGCCTAAATCTATTGCTAAAAAGACTGCAAGATTTCGCAGAGGCGGGTAATGACCCACGAGATGTTCGCTTGGCAGATATGGAGCCAGATGTTGAGTATCGTGTGTATTTGATTAAGAAGAAATTATGGGAATTACAGAATGCTGACAGCACTGATAGGGCCAATAGCTAATCTAGCTGGTACATGGCTCAGTGGAAAAGTAGAAGAGAAAAAGGCTCAGTCAGCCACCAAGGTAGCCAAGGCACAAGCCGAAGCTATAGTAATGCAGAAGAAAGCGACGGGTGAGATTGACTGGGATTTGGAGATGGCTAAAGGTAGCCAGTCTTCGTGGAAGGACGAATGGCTGACCATTTTGTTCAGCATCCCACTCATCCTAGCTTTTATCCCCGGAATGGAAAAGGTAGTTGCAAATGGTTTCGCACAGCTACAGGCCATGCCAGAATGGTATCAATATAGCCTTGGTGTTATTGTTGCTGCCAGCTTTGGTGTACGCAGTGCTACAAAATTCTTTGGTAAAAGGTAGTCCTAATGCCGATGTGGAGTATGCACGAGAG